AGAATGCCCTTCTCGCGGGTACGTTCCATAATCTCGGTTGCCGTCATCTGAGGGGTTTCAATCAGGATTTGGAAAAGCGTGATGAGGAACGCGTCGTTAATGACCGCTCGTTCATCATCCATGAGGTCTTTGCCAATGGAAATATTTCCGACCGGCAAAGGTTGAACGAGCGGTCTTCCGTCCGCGGAAATTCCGCCCGCATTAATGTGGCCGGGCTTCAAACTAAACGTGTCGATGATGCCATCGTCGTGAGCGAGTAGCACGGGGTCCACCGCTCTATGGCCTTGCTTCAGCACCGTTTTCTTTTGCTCGTTCAAAGTCTTCACCGCGGGGAGAACATCCATCGCGGGAGAACGACCGTAGACTTCGCCGGGGGATTGCTCGTAGCGCGGGATCGCGTAAGGGAAGGTCGTGTAACCGCCTTCCTGCAAAAGCTTTCTTCCGTCCACCGACACGTAGTAGGAACCGTATCGCATCCCCTTCGCGTCCACACGATTGGGGTCGTAGTCCGTCCGGTCCTTCACGCAGTGGATGAAAAAGAATTCCGTATCGGGGGAGCCGTTTGCCGCCGACTTGATCGAACCCGGCAGATTGTCCAAGCCCCACTTCTCAGCGGCTTGGCGCGCGGTCAATGCAAAATACCTGTGCGCGCGGTCCACGATGCCTTGGTGATTCTCGGCAAAGTAAATCTCAGAAAGGTGGCAAGCGCGATACCGCAAACCAATCTCGCCAAACAGCTCGTCGATGAACATGGGGCCTGTGCCGTAGGCTCCGAGCATCTTGTAAACCATTTGGTTTTGGGAGGAGAAGTTCGCGGTCGGCGAATAACGGAACTTGAAGAGGAGTCGGTTTACGTCTTCAAACCAAAGGCGCGTTTGGCGATCTTTTGCGAGCCGCGGATCGCTCGGCATAATGCGATGCCAGGTTTGGTTTCGTGGAGTAAGCAGTGAATCAAGGATAGCGGCAAATCGATTAAGAGCAACCGCGGCAGTGGAATCGAAAATGTATTCGTTTTTCTTTTCACCACGATTCTCCTGAAAGCCCCGAGATTGGAAAAGGTCTTTGTGAGCGGGGAGCATCCGCTCGGAAATTTCGCGCCAGTGTGATTCCCACTCGCCGCGATCGCTGGAAAGTGTTCCGTACTCGTCCAGAATGGAGTTAACCAATTCTTCTTCGGACTTCTTTTTCTTGCCGTCGATTTCGGTCATCATGAGCCGAGGAGTGTCTTTCTTGCTGAAGTTTTCTTACCCTCGTCGCCGTAGTATTTTTTTCGGCGTTGCTCCCTAGCCTTTTCAAAATCTTCAAAAGAAGCGGGAGGCGCAGAGGGTTCCGAAGTTTGGGCCACGGGAGCTTCTTCCGGTTTTGGGGCTCCGTTCAGAAACGCTTGCATTTTAGGATCGTTAGCAAAAGAGCGAGCAACCATACATTAACCTCCTAAAAGAATTCTTCTAGAAATTGTTCCAACGCCCGGGCCAATGCCTTGCGCCTGATTTGCTCCGGTCAAAATGGTAGAGGCCCGCGAGCGCGCGCGACGTTGCTTAGCCGCAGCGGCATCCTGCGCCTGAGTGGTGTCGCCAAGTTTCGGAGCTTCGGGCATAGGTTCAGGCTCTCCGCCCGGCATTTGGGCAATGATTTCTTGATCCGACAAACCGGGTTGCGAGTAGCCTCCGGTTCCGGGGACTGTGCCCGGGAACATTTCGTTGTAGAGGTCGTCGGGAATTCCTGGACCACCGGCACTGCCGCCGCCATAATTGGTGTCCATCCCACTCCCACCGGCAAATCCGCCGCTACCGCCACCGCCATCGGCCATTTCTAGAACCTCCTAGGAACTTAATTTAAAACTACCCGCCAAAGATGTTGTAGTCCACATCCTTCGCCACGCGCTTCTTTCCGCGGTCGCCGCGGTGCAGCGATCCCGAGTCTCTGCGGGCAACTTTGACGAAGAACGTACACGCCAGCGCGTCCGCATTGTCGGGGGAGGAGAAGCCTTTTTTCCGAAGATCCTCTTTCGATTCCAACATGATCTTGTCGGAATTCCCCTGGAATTTATATTCGGGCGCGGTCATGTCGTCGAGAAGCTCTTGGTCGTTGTCGATCATCCCGCCCTTAAGCCACTCTCGCATCCGCGCCCAAAGCTCGGTGCGCTTGTTCGCCCACTCCGCATCATCGGCCTTGGCTCCAAACCAAATTTCGTAAACCCTGTGACCCATCTCCCGAAGGCGATCAATGACGCCGGTCCCGTTACCCGCATCGATGCAAACCGCATCGGGTTGGTGAGTGTTGATGAGATGCGAGATCGTGTTCGCGACTTCCATGTTGTCGCGGCCCTTAAGCTTGACCGGCGGAAGAACTTTGCCGTTCCGTCCTTGTCTCCAGCGGATGACGGTGGAGTCAGTGCCGAAGCGGGCAATGTCCACGCCCATGATGAGAGCAGCGTGGTGGTCGATGTCGGTGTTTCGGGCCACGGCGGAGAGAACATCTTCACGGTTCATGAACTGCCGATCGCCTTGGCGCGGGAACTGCCCTTTGACTTCCACTCGCGCTTCGTCGGAGTCCTCGCCGTACTTGTCCACGATGTCTTGGAGAACCTTGTGGTCCGTGCCTTCGACGGTGCGTGAGTCCAAGTTGCGACGCCGCCAGTAGTCCCGATGCTTGTGAAAGCACTCGAAGAATTCTCCTGAGCCACGACGAGGGTTTGAAAAAGCAAAATAGTAGCGGTGCAGCGTGGGATCGGTGAAGAAACCGTCGGTGACTTTCCAGATCGGGGCCGGGATACCCGAGGCTTCGTCGAAGATTACGAGAAGGCCGTAGTGGTTGTGAACGCCAGCGAAGGCGTCTGGGTTTTCTTCAGACCACAATTGCGCGTGCGCGTAGTAATAACCCGTGTCGATCTTCAGTTCGGTCTTCATCGCTGACTCGAACCAAGGGGAGGGCCGCAGGTGAAGAGCGGACTTTTCAAACCAATGAGAGTTGATGAGAAGCGTGTGCCACTTCCCAAGCTCGGCCCAAGTACGACTTTTGAGCTGCGCTTCCGTGTTGGCCGTTACGATGCACGTTCCGCCAAGGCGGGTGGAGAGAAACCAAAGCGTAAGCCAAGACACGAGAGCGGACTTGCCGGGTCCGCGGCCGGAAGCTGTGGCCGATCGGTAAATTTCGTAGGGGAGCTTCTGAGCCGCACGCCTCTTGTTGTGGAGGATGTGATCCTTGATGGCCGTGAGTTCTTCAATCTGCCAAGAGCGTGGGCCAGGATGGTGTTCGAGGGGTGTGCCCTTTTTTCCCCAGGGGAAAGCAAACTTGACGAAGGCCAACGGATCATCGCCAATCCGCGGGTCGAAGATTTCCGTCATGAGACGTTGTTCGTCTTGTGGGGAGTAGGGGGATCTTGAAGGGGTGCTCACTCACCCCCAAGCTAGTTTAAATTTCGGTTTTGTCTAGGTGGGCGTCAATTTGCGCGTCGCGCTCGCAGAAGGGGCCTTGGTTGTCGCAGGGCTGGGGATTTGGGTTTAAGCGGTCGGAACCCAAAGGCGTGGTGAAAATTGTTTGACTGCGCGGGTTACGGATAGGGTGCCAGGGCTTCTCGCAATGCGCTGGGGCAACTGCGACCACTTGGCCAATCCGGGATTCCTCGCGCTTCCAGAAGTTCGGGTAGCTCACTTTGGATTTTTGGTTGTAGGCCCTAGATGCCTCTACGCAGGCCGATCTTGTTGGTTGGGGTATCAGCTTGAGTTGGCAGTCCTCGAAGCCCATAAGCGAATCTGACAACGTACATAGGTGCAAAACGAGCACGATGGCTTCCATAGGTTGATAATGCAGTGAGTCATCCTATCCGTCCAGCAAAAAATAAAAAATTGGCCGTAGCCATGCTGTAGAAATGCGGGCTCCGATTTAAAAGCCGAGGGCCGGGCAGGGGGGCCGGGTCTTTTATAATAAAATCAACTACTTACAGAATATCATCTATATTGGTTGAGTTAGACTCGGTGCGCTCTACTGATTCTAAATCAGTATCACGCTCAATGACTTCGCTAGTTATATCAATAGCTTGGGGCTTGTCTCCGTCGCCTTGCACCGCGA